ACCGAGCCGACTGTCCTTGAGACCATTACGTACGATGTTACCTCAGAACGGGCTTGGACGCAAGCCGATTTGCTCGATGCAGTTTTTCAAGTCCATTGGCGCGGTCGTAACGGCAACTCGACAAATGATCCAAGCTACCGCCTTGCCGGAGTGAAGGTACAAGTTACTTGGGATCTTCCGCCCGACCCGCCGCAATGGGAAGACTCGATCGACAATTTTGATCGTGCTGACGACCTCGTGGAAGCGGGAGCTGGATCCACGATCTGGCAGCCTAACGGCTTCGATCAGTATGTGCAGGATGCGAGGGTTATCTCTAATCAGCTCGGGCTCTCCGCGGTGCAGACCACGCGCCTCTATACCAAAGCTATATTCGCCGCCGACTTCGACTTGATATGGGACATCCCGGCTATTGGGTCGAGCTTTAGCTTCAATATCGCCTTCGCGATCCAGGGTGCGGGCACCGCGACCTTCGACTGTTACGCGGTCGAGTTCACGATGGGCATCGGCATTGCGCCGTATTTCCGTAAGTATGTCGACGGCGTGATGTCCACTCCGGCCGTTATCTACTCCGCCCCGTGTGGCGTCGTCGCTGGCGATTCGGTGTGGGTTGCTAGACGTGGGACAAGAGTTACCGCGTATCGAAAGCCTTCGGGTGGTCAGTGGACGAAGTACCTTGAGGCGGAGGCGCCCGACTACATATCCGGCCCCGTCGGGCTGTCCTGGTCGAACACCTCGGTCCGCTACGACAACTTCCGTGGTGGACCACTCGGTCCGTCGATCCTCGCATCTGATTCGGTCACTCTCTCTGACAGCGTTTCATGGGTCCAGACATTTGATATTCCACTTGTCGCTAGTGACACGGTTACACTCTCGGATGATCTTGTCCTGGCCGATTTTACACCGACTGCAATTGCCAATTGTGTAGGTTGGTTCGATGCCTCGCAACTTGGGATTGCGGATGGTGCAGCTGTTTCTGCGTGGCCAAATCTCGCTCCCGGAGGGTTTGCACTCACTCTACAAGGGGCCGCTCCTGTCGCGCGTGGTCCCGAGTTTGGAATCAACGGTCGACCGATCGTTCGCTTCGCTGGCACGACCAGCGGCTTTTACAGCCCCTCCTCGGGGGTCGGCTCGGAGTTTACGGTTGTCTACGTCGGGCGAATGTATGGGACTACGAAGGGCCGCGTGCTCGGAGCATATTACGCTGGCGGTGTTAACAACTTCCTGATTGGGTGGCATGGCGGCGACTGGGATGTTGCCTACATGGAGGGCTGGCTCGATGGATTCAGCGGCCCAAATCCGACGGGAACGACGCCGAAGCTTTACTCTGCTGACGGTACTGGTGCTTTCGCGGGTCGCCTATTTGCCAATGGCACACAGATCAGAGGGCCGAGCGGCGGCACAAGGGGATTCAATAATACGTTCGGTCTGAGCGGCGCGATCTTCAACCTTCAGGGTAGCGACGTTGACATCGCCGAGATCGCGATCTACAACCGAAAACTAACCGATCCCGAACGCCAGCAGGTTGAAGAGTTTCTGCGAGCGAAATGGTTAACGGCGGGTGCAGCGCTTACGATTACACCGGCCGATTCGGTTACAACGAGTGATTCTCCGTCGTTCGTACAAGATCAGACGCTTGTATCCGCCGACGCTGTTACTCTTTCGGATATTCCTACATTAGCACAAGATTCTGTGCTTAATCCGACAGATTCGGTTACAACCAACGATTCGAGCATATTTGTTGCTGATCTCGGTCTCTTTATAACGGAAGATGTTGTTCTTACCGACAATGCGGTTTGGGCGCAGACGTTCGCATTGCTTCTCGATGTAAGCGATTCGATCACCGTAACAGATTTCGCGAATCTTCTATTTGACTTTGTCTCCAGCTTTAGTGATGCGGTCGTTCTTACAGATATGATGGAGATTCAGGTCGGTCTATATTTCATGTCCGTGGTTGTTCTTTCGGATGAGGTAACCTGGGAACAGACGACTCCACAAGTTGTCGTCACTGTTATTTGAGCATGGTGATATATGACTGAAGGTAAATACCAAGCCAAGATTATCAGGAAACTCGAAGGAATGTTTCCTGGTTGTGTCGTTTTGAAAAACGATAGCCAGTATCGTCAAGGGATGTTGGACCTCACTCTTCTTTGGGAACTTCATTGGGCAGCACTTGAAGTTAAGATCTCAAAGGATGCGAGTACACAACCTAATCAAGATTATTACATCGAACGATTAGGAGCAATGTCTTTTGCTGCGTACATATATCCTGAAAACGAAAAGGAGGTTTTGAATGCGCTTCAACAAGCATTTAAACCTCCAAGGCGAGCACGCGTTTCTTAGTCCTAGCCAATATCATTGGATTCATTATACTCCGGATCGTCTGATTGAGCGATGGACTACAGCTCAAGCTAGCGCCTACGGTGTTGCTCAGCACGAATATGCTCATAGAGAAATCGAAGCAGGTAGGCTTTCTGATTTGGTTGGCACCGTTGGATTGTATATCAACGACGCTATTCAATACAGGATGACCTGTGAGCAAGTTCTGTACTATTCCGAGAATTGTTTTGGTACCGCGGATACGATCGCCTTTCGGTATAATACTCTTCGAATTCATGATTTGAAAACTGGCGTATTCCCCGGATCTGTTCATCAACTTGAAGTGTATGCTGCATTGTTCTGTCTTGAGTATGACAAAGATCCCACCACAATTAAGATCGAGCTTCGAATTTATCAGGACAATGAGGTTATGGTCTACGATGCAGATCCAGATGATATTTTGTTTATCATGAGCAAGATTCAAGAATTCGACAAAGTAATCTCCTATCGCAGATTGGAGGAACAGTCGTGATTCGTACTGAAGAAGAACATCTTGCACATTACGGCATCCTCCGTCGTTCAGGTCGATATCCTTGGGGATCCGGTGGTACACAAAACAAGCGCAATCGGGACTATCTCGATTATGTCGAGAATCTTCGAAAAAGTGGTATGTCTGAATCTGAGATTGCCAGAGGTGTTGGTGTTACTACAACACAGCTTCGAGCTGCGAAGTCTATGGCTCTTGCTCAGCAGAGGCAGACGAAGATTCTCACAGCTCAGCGTTTGAAGGACAAGGGCTGGTCGAACGTCAAGATCGGTGAGCGTATGGGCCTTAATGAGTCTTCGGTTCGTGCTCTTCTCGAGCCCGGAGCGAAAGACAAGGCTGACGCTATCCAAACTACAGCCAACATGTTGAAGAAGGAAGTGGACAACAAGAAGTACGTCGATGTTGGTGGTAGTGTGCACCTCGCTGTGGGTGTTACTCGAACACATCTCGACACATCTGTTGCTGCTCTGAGAGAACAGGGATACGAAGTTCACAATATCCACGTTCAGCAGATTGGCACAGGCAAGTATACGACTGTGAAAGTGTTGGCCAAGCCCGGTACTACTCTGTCCGAGATTAATTCGAATAGAGCTCAGATCAGACAGATCGATGAACGTTCTGCCGATTATGGTCGCACCTTCAATGGTGGTACCCAGACTCCTCTCTCTGTCAGCTCAAGAAGAATTGCTGTTAATTATGGGCCTGAGGGAGCCAAGGCAGATGGCGTTATCTATGTTCGCCCTGGTGTAGAGGACGTTCGTCTTGGTGGTAAGCGCTATGCTCAGGTTCGTGTTGCGGTTGACGGCACACATTACTTGAAGGGCATGGCCATTTACAGAGACGATCTTCCTGATGGAACAGATCTTGTATTCAATACAAGCGCACCCAATACAGGTCGCAAGAAAGATGCAATGAAGCCGCTGTCGGATGATCCCGACTTCCCCTTCGGATCAGTTGTGAGTCAGATACACGGCAAAGATGGCAAGGTTAACTCGGCTATGAATCTGGTGAACGAAGAGGGCGATTGGGATAGATGGTCTAGAACTCTTTCGTCTCAGATGTTGTCTAAGCAGAGTCCTAAGCTCGCACAGCAACAACTGAACGTGACCCATGAACGCCGTAAGAAAGAGTTCGATGAGATCAGCTCTCTTACAAATCCGACAGTTCGTAAAGAATTGTTGTTGAAGTTTGCGGACTCAACCGATTCAGCAGCTGTGCATCTCAAAGCGGCCAGTCTACCAAGACAGGCAACCAAGGTTATTCTCCCTATTAATTCCATCAAGCCTAATGAGATCTATGCTCCTAGCATGAGAGATGGTGAACGAGTCGCACTTGTTCGGTATCCTCATGGTGGAACGTTCGAGATTCCTCAGTTGACGGTTAACAATCGCAATCGAGAAGCTCGAAGTATTCTTGGTACTGGTGCAGGACAGGCTCGACATGATGCAGTTGGTATTCATCACAGTGTAGCCAAGCGTCTATCGGGCGCCGATTTCGATGGGGATACAGTGCTTGTCATTCCCAATGGAAAGAGGCAGATCAAAAGTACCCCTGCCCTTGATGGGTTGAAGGACTTTGATCCGATGACGTACAAAGTTCCTAAAGGTTCTCCCATCCCTCGTATGACTGATGCACGTAAGCAGCAGGAGATGGGTAAGGTTTCCAATCTAATCACAGACATGACCATTCATGGGGCTAGCTCAGACGAAAAGGCTCGAGCTATCCGACATTCCATGGTTGTCATTGATGCTGAGAAACATCATCTTGATTTCAGGCAGTCTGAGAAAGACAATGGTATTCCTGCATTGAAAGAGAAGTACCAGGGTAGTCCCAAAGCAGGGGCCCAGACTTTGATCAGTCGAGCAGGAGCTAAGGTATACATCCCTCAAAGAAGACCCCGCCCTCTTTCAAAGGGGGGTCCTATTGACCCGGTTACGGGAAAGAAAGTATACGAACCTACCGGCCGTAAGATCACTGATCGTAAGGGATTGACAAGAGATAAGCTACAGAAGTCTAAGCGTCTAGCTGAGGCCGATGATGCGTTCTCTCTTGTTGAACCCCCCGGTACTAGAATGGAAGCTATCTATGCGGAGCATTCCAATAGACTGAAGTCTATGGCTAATGAAGCAAGGAAAGAAGCTGTTGCTACTAAGCCTAACCCTTACTCGCCTTCAGCAAAGAAGGCGTATGCAAACGAAGTAGCTTCATTGAAAGCTAAGCTCAACGTAGCCGAAAAGAATGCGCCCCGTGAAAGACAAGCCCAGCTTCTAGCAAATGCCTCCGTCTCTCAGAAGAGGCAGGCTAATCCAGGCATGGATGAAGCAACTGCTAAGAAGATCAAGCAACAGGAATTGAACACCGCCAGAGCTAGAACTGGGGCTAGGAAAGACAAGATCGTTATGACCCAGGCCGAATGGAATGCTATTCAGGCTGGTGCTGTTAGTAATCATGTATTGGAAAGAGTTCTAAAGAATAGCGATACAGATAGAGTTAAAGCCCTGGCCCTACCTAAGACTGCACGTAAGATGACCAGTGCTAAGCTGGTCCGTGCTCAGTCTATGTTGGCCTCAGGTTATACACAAGCTGAGGTAGCTGATGCACTAGGTGTTGGTCTAACTACACTCAAGGTAGGACTCAATGAGTGAGCTAAGTATCACTGATACTAACGAACCTATTGAGTACATGCTAACAACTGTAGACAATCCATTCAATCCTTTTACTCAATTCGAAGAATGGTTTGAGTATGACGTTAGTTCTGGTTACAATACCGCAGCCTTCTTGGATAGGATAGCTAATGTTTCTGATGATCTATCACAGCCAGACCAGATGTTAGCAGTACAGAACGCAATAGACGAGATCGTGCAGGAGAACGTATCAGGTATGTGGAGAAAAGTTTCTAAAGATTCATTTGATAAATTAGTAACATGATCCATTGATCCATTCAATAACCCATTGCGCCCTAGCGTATGCAGTGAGTGGATTGATGTTGATTGCTCGGCATACCCATGCCCCACCCCATCCCTACCCTTAGGGTGAGGATCGATTT